TGTTACCTTACTAGCTTAAAATACAATCCGTTGTCTCTAACGAAGTCTCTTTGCATAGTGCTTGATTCTTTTACGTTTAACGTAACATCCGCATCATACTCAAAACCGTTAGCGGCAAACACGCTGATCCAATAACTCTTTGGCTTGAGATTTACGTGATGGTTGCCGCCCTTACCTGGAGGCGCGAATGTAATGAACGCGTGCTTTGCTTTAGAAAACGTCTTCATGTAGTTTGCTTGATACTCTTCCTTTACGTGTTCAACAAACTCTGTTGACCATATTAAGTCAACGTTTTTAACGAATGATCCTTGTGTGTAATCGCATTCGTGTATTTTTATGTCTGTGTTTTCCGCAATAACTCTAGGATCGCCATCAATACCTTCGGCTATAATTCCTAATGAAATCGCTGTGCGTACTTGACCGCCAGGTCCGCAGCCTAAGTCTAACATTGTCTCTATATTGAGAGTGTCTTTGAGATACTTAAGCGCGCCTTCATCCGTATGAGTAACCCAATTGTGTCCGCCTAAGTAACCTCTATAAAGAGTAGGATCTCCAATCGCCATGTGCAATAACCTCTAGAAAAGAAAGAAGAGGCATTACGCCTCTTCGTGATACGTATTCTCTTATATTTATAAGACTACGATCTCATCTCTCTAACACGCTTCATTGTAGCTTCGTACTCTTTGTAGTATCCTAGTCTATACATTTCTTCTGCGGCTCTTAGCATACCCTGCAATTCAACGGCGTATTGGATTGATGTGTATGCTCTTGAAAACCAATTTTTAAGCGATGCGATCATCATAGAATACCTCTTCTGCTATAGCACGTATGCTTCCTCGTGATATGCCGATATCTTTTAGCTCTTTATCGGTTAACTTATTTAGCTCGTTGTATGTTTTTCTTGCGATCGACCTTTTTTTAAGCTCGATGCCTTTTGATCTTATAAATTCTGACACGAATGTTAGATCAAAAAAACTTGACACGGTTCCTACCAATTTCTTCTCCTGTATGTGTGTAATGTATCATTAATGAAACATAAAGTGTCTTTATGAACTGTTTATGATACACGGATATTTATAGGAGAAGACGTGAAAAAAAGGTAAACAAGCGTTACCTGTTTGGAATGGCCGGTAGTCTTTTATGTTATAGCTGAATTTGTGTCACATTAAGCATCACTGCTGCAGCAGAAGGTGAGAACGCTGTTGCAGGTACTGCATCTAGGAAAATACCAGCTGCCGTTCTTGCCCACATTATTTCTACATAATCATTTGCAACTAACGATAGCGAGATAGCAGTGCTTACATTGAATGTGTCACCGTTTGTTACGGTTGTAGATCTTGAAGATCTAGGTATATCAACACCGTTTTTTCTAAACCAAAAATAAACGATACCTTTGTTTGATAACGCTGTTACTTGAACAGAAAGATCAAACTGGTAAAAGCCAGACTCTATTACCTTTATTTGTGTGTCGGATCCACCATTAAATGATACACCGTTAGCAATCTCTGTTGTATCAAACACTACGGCTGCTGCTTCATTTGGATTTGCTACAGTTTGATCCGTTGCTCTAGTAAATCTACCGTAGTACATTCTTTGCTCGATAATCGGGCGAATAAAAATCTCACCATCAGTTGTGCCTTTTCTCAATACTGCAGCTATAGGAACCACGTTGTTTGGAGCAGTAGGTTTTATGTTTGTAAATCCACCAGGAGTAGCAGGATCAGAATAGAGTATATCGCCAATATCAAAAGCTGATGTATTAAGTTCGCGAACCTTACCCCAAACCGTAACTCTACCGTCCTCGTCTGGTTCAATATCTTGAGTTGCAACACCTAAAGTGTATACACTAGGGAACGTACCGTCTGAAATTGCTGGACTAACTAAAAGTCTAGCTTCACCATTGGGTATTGTCGAACCTGAAAACATACATACCGTACCTTCTACTATCGTATTAGCAGTACCGTTTCTTACATATGCGTATGTTTCCTGGCCAATTTGCTGTGTTACACCACCTGGGTGGGTTAGATTAAGAGTTTGATCGTTAACATCCCAACATAATGTTCCAACTAGTCTTTCTTCTTCGTGAGTATGCGCTAAATTGAAATGTAAATGATCTATAGGTCCTATTTCATCAGTAAACTGAACCTTTTTTGAAGCAGCGTCATATTCAAGTAGAAAGTTATCATTGGATGATGTCATGGTGGATCGAGCCACGTCATCTAGGTATCTAAAGTTTACTTCACCGCTACCTCCCATAGTTGACATCTGTTGCTGAATGCGCTGAAGAAATAATCCATAGTGATCGTTCATCTGTTTAAGAGTCACAAACTCTTTGTCTAATGGACGAAGAGGATCGTTCCATCTCTGCTTCTCAATGTTCTCAGGCGCGGCAGGAATACTATCACTATTGCGAGACTGATTTAAGTACGCCGCAGCTTTTGCGGGTATGCTAGTATCAGCATCAGGCTGACCCGATATGGCTTCGATTAAGCTTTCTTTTTGCTGTTCTTGGGCTTCAGCTAGTAGTTTTCTAAACTCTTCGATTGCACTCATCTCTGCCATCCTTTTATGTATTCAGACGAAAAGTTCGCCTTACTAAATTCCATCCTGTCAACTAGCTTCACGGCGTTCTTACCCAGCTTGTCGATAGCCACGAAGCCTTCTTGTTCTGTTACTTTATAACCATCAGCCGTCTTAAGGAAAGTACCAATCTTCTTTGCTTTGTCTAGTTTGCGAATGATCATGTGCTTTGCATCTATGATGAGGTTATAGAGCTCAAACATGGAAACGATCTGAGCACGAGGTGTCTTTTCAAAATATTCCATCACTGCGTCACGTTTAGCAAACGTAGATTTTTTACCTGCCTCGGTCTTCTTTTTATCAGCTTCTTTTTGATAGTAGTTCTCTATGAACTGTATCATATCCTTTACGAAGACTGACGGGCTACGGACTCTCTCACCTTGACGAATCTTTGAATTCACAAAGGTCTTCACTCTCATGAGTCTCTCTTCGTTCTCGGAGATACCGTTGAAAGTATCGCGTGGTATCGTATTAAATAGCTTTCCTGCGTCAGACAGTATTTTTGTAACTTTCGCGGTTTCCATAGCTGTGAAAGTTGCATTTCCGGACACATCTTTATAAACGGCATCAACGGACCATACGGTAGCTACTTTCTTGAGGCCACTTGCGATCTCCTCTCCAAAACTCGCTGACATTGTTTCAAAAGAGTCTCCTCCGTATCTAGTGTGCCAGACCACTCCGATCTTAGATCTGAGGATTTCTTTAGCGAGTTGGCTGTCTTTAGGTACCGCGTAAACAATCGTGTTAGGATGAAAAGTAATATGCGGTTCTCCACCGATGTTAACTTCTTTAAGATCTTCTTTCGCATATAGGAAGTCACCTTGTATCACACCCTTGATGCCGAGCTTTGGGAATTCGGCAAGAGCAAGTTTCAATTTTGTATTCAAATCTCCGGATGTATCGGCATCAACGTCAGCATCCGTCTTATACACCTTTGGGTTCTTGTTAAAGATACCTTTCTTAGCAACGAAGAACTTGCCATCAGAAGGGTCTATCCCGGCGAATATAGCAGGAGCGCCATCCCACTTAACGGTAACGTTCACTGACTTTTTTGAGCTGCCAGCAAGCATATCTCGAAGAGAGCGGAGGAAGTTGATCGCAGATCGCGTACCATCAACGCCAAAGTTAAGTATGGAATCTTCGAGGTGTTCCATATGGGTGTTCTTTTCTTCAGTTATAAATGTCTTAAACGATAACATTAGAATTCTCCAGTCATTTTTCTACCGCCTATAGGCATTATTACAATGCGTGTGCCTTTAACGCCTGCGTCGGATCTATCACCCTTGTATATAGCAGTAAGAACAGGCTCGTATTCACCAGCCATTTCTTCTCCACTATAGTGCACGTGGTTTGAATCTAATTCGTATCCGTTCCCACTCTTCTTTAGGCGAACTGGACCTTGAAGCATAACAGAAACGTTTTGTCTAGAGAGTTTCTGCCCAAACTCGTTTCCATACACCGAAAGCATTTTTAGCTTTCTATCACGTATCTTACGATACAGCGTAGTTGCGCGTGGTAGTCCGTTAGGGTACGCGTGTTTAAGATCGCTCACAAAGGCTTGCACTTCAGGATGAGCGAAGATCTTTGGCTCTGACCTTTGTGATATACCACCCCACTGTTGAAAGTCCTTTGCCGTTCTCCCGTCCTTGTGAGAGATCCATACGACTTCCTTACCATCTATGTCGACCAGGTGAAAGTCAGACTTTGGAGTACCAGGTGTAGTCTGCGCAGTAAACACGTTGTATACTTTACCGTTTACTTTTATGGGAACGGTTGAACTACCAATAACAGCTTTTGCGTCATCTATCTGTCTTATGAGAGACGCAAGTTCCATGTCTTCTTTTGCAGTTCCAGCTCCAGAGCCTTTACCACCGAACTCTTTATTCTTTCCAATATCGCTTGCTTTGTAACTCGTCTTATTAGTTCCAGTAAGAACGATATTAGATATTCTTTTTTGGTCTCTTGAAGCCATTGCATCATAGACCGACTTATCGTAAACAAAAACAACCTTTTGGCCGGTGCGCAGCTCAAAAGGTTGTTTATCTTTATATTTTTTAAGAAAGACTTCAATACGCCAATCGTATTTGATCCACTCCTTCGGTGTCATAGGTGTCATTAGTTTCTCTTCGTTTAGAAAGCTTTTGAAAGATAACATTTCGTGCCAAAAATTATTGTTTCTTTCTATTTATATCCAGTGCTTTCTATGTGTATCGAGGAGCAAAGAACGTTGGTGTCCACCCATTAAACCCACTTCCAAGATTCAGCTTGCGAGCGACCGCGAACGTCTCTTTCTTGCAGTAAGGGACTTGTATCTCAATATCAGTTTCCTTCTCAATGATAGAGTAGGAGTTAGGTTGTACTTCTTTTACGATATAGCTCATTTCAATAGTTCTCCTGCGTCAAAAAGTTTCTTTTTACTTCCGTTCTTAGCACTCGTACCAAACATCGTCTTATCAAAGATAGAGGTGTCATCGTCGTCCTTGGTGTTTCCTTTACTCGATTGTATCGCGTTGTTAGAAGGATTTGAAGAGTTGTTTTGAATGTTAACCTGTGCGCCATCCTCAAGATTATACAGCTTCATTCTTGATCTGTCAATACCGATAACGAACCTACGATAGTATCCTAGATCACCCCAACGGTTCTTAAGCTGTTTGATCATGATCTGACCAAGAGCCTCGAGCTCTTCGTTAGTGATAAGACCAAAGATAGCATCGGCGGTGTGAGTGATACCCATCGACTCAGACGTATTCGTAAGGTCAACATCGGAGTTGTCATACCCAGAGCGGTTGAACTGCGACGAAGTTACGATAGCACAGTTATATTCCATCGCAAGGCCGCGAACCTCTTCAGCGATCGACTTAACAAGAGTGTATGAGTTTGCGGCCGCAGCACCCTTTACTCTAGACGAAGCACAGATGTTGAGATAGTCAACGCATATGATGTCTGGAATAAAGTTCTTCTTCATACGTAACTCGTTAAGAAGGTGACGGAAGTGTCCTACGTGAGCCGATCCAGTCGGGTATTCCTTGATGACTAACTTGCCAGGAGTCTTGCTTTTGTACCTGCTCATTCTCTTTTCAAATACGTCAAGCGGCACCTCTTTTACTTCATCGAGCGTGATGTCCATGATGTTAGCGTCGATACGACGAGCAACCTCTTCTTCGGCGAGTTCCATAGTAATGTATAGGACGTTTCGACCAAACATAAGACTTGACGCAGCGATGTGACATTTTGCTAGAGATTTACCACCACCCGTAGTTGCGAGTAGTACAGTCATAGACTTACGAGGAAGACCGCCCTTCGTGATACTGTTAAGAATCTCAATATCAAACGGAATACGCTCTTCTTTACGGCGATAGTATTCAAAGCGACCTTCGAAGTCTTCAAGAAAATCGTGTCCTACACTCGAGTCAAAACTGATACCAAGCGAGTCAGATAAGATCTTTGGGATAGATCCTTTATCGTTTTCCTTATCTTGCCCATCGATAATAAGAATAGCCTTACGAATTGAATTGACTAAGTCTTTGTCTTGACAAAACTTTTCAGTCTCTGCAACGAGCCATTCGCCGTTCGTGTCTTTGTCGACTGACAGTCCATCAACCGATTCCATGATCTCTTTATACGCGGACTCGTTAAGATCCTTCCGCTTGTCGAGAGATATCTTAAGAGCTTCTAAAGAAGGCGGCTCTTTGTATTTTTCCATGTACTCTTGGAAGGTAGAGAATATCTTTCTAAAACCGCTATCATCAAAGTAGTCCTCTTTAATATAAGGGAACACCTTGCGGCAATACTCTTCGTTAAGAACTAGATTTGATAAAACTGTTCTTTCAATCATTCGTCACCTATGCTATACAATATAGAGGAGCATTGGCAAACTAGCTGCCAATGCGTATATTTGTTCAATATAATTCAAGTTGCCTAGAATGTCAATTGTTATCCTTCGAACTCTTCATCTTGGCTTAGCATCGCGTCGTACTGTTCGTCAGTAAGAGACGCAGAGTCTTCTTCACGCATAATACTTCCAGAAGCACCAATCGTAAAGTTCATACGAATGTATTCTTTGAAATCTGTTTTTTCAAAAATCATGCGCCAGAAATTACCGTTATCGTTTACTTCCTTGGCCCGCATTAGTTTGTCTGAACTGATTTCACCTGTTGATGGATCGACCGCTTCATACCAACCAACCTTTGGCTTACGAAGGTAACCACCTTTTTCAGCAACATCCATGAGACCTGACCATTTAACGATACCCCCATCCCAGGATACTGAGATTGGAATCTTGGACTTTTCTTTCACATGGCGAGACTTTTCAATGTTAATGACGAAGTGATAACCCTGGATCTCAGTACCAACCTTGTCCTGTTGACGACCAATGATCCAGATAGCATCGGCGGAATAGTAGATGCCAGTACCACCGGACACAATAGCCTTAGGGAATAGACCAATCTCTTGATACGTGTGGTTTACAGCGATCAACGGAATGTCTTTAAGGTTGAGGTGTGGAGTTACGATACGGAACAACGATTTAAGAGCTTTTGCGCGGGACATATCGGCAACGCTCTTTTCGTTCATCGCGTCTTCAACTTCTTTCTTAGACGCAAGGTTACCGATTGAGTCGATAATAATACACACATTATCTTTTTTGTCGATGGAATCGAGTTGGTTCGCAATGTCAAACTTAAGTTCTTCAACGTTCGTGATCGGAGTATGTACTACGCGTTTCATGTCGATACCAAAAGACTCGAAGTAAGCCTGCGGTGTACCAAACTCCGAATCATAAAACAACAGGATAGCATCGCTATACTTCTTCATATATGCAGCTGCCATCAGTAGCGCAAATGCAGATTTAAAGTGCTTGGACGGTCCAGCCAGAACCAGGAGTCCTGGGCTTAATCCGCCATCAACATCTCCAGATAGAGCAACGTTAACCATCGGCACTGGAGTTTGAGACATCTCTTTCTTACCGAACACCTTCGACTCTGAAAGCTGAGCAGTTAGCTTAATAGTGCTGTTTTTTACAAGTTTATCTAATAGACTCATATTATTTTCCTTCTACAATTGAAAGCAGTTTATCTTTATAGGCCGCGATCTTTTTCACGCGATCCGGCCAATATATTGTCGACTTGTCAGGATTCTTACAGAGGTTGTCAAGAAACGGTACAATAGAGTTATACATAGTTGACAAGCGATCGTTTAGATCGTCAATTGCAGCTTGATAATCTGCTTGTGCTACTTCTAGTTTGTTAGCGTTCTGTTTAGCTTCTTCGATCTCATCGTCTATGAAGCTAAATCCAAAGTCAAAATTAGAAAGATCCTCAAATTCTTTCTTCATCACACAGTTCTCCTCCCTGTAAAGAATGGGAAAGGGGCTTTCGCCCCCTTCTCTTTAGCTGTTTGCTAGTTCTTTGAACAGAGCGAGATCATCATCTTCATCATCAGACGAAACGCTCGCCATAGTAGATGTCTGTTCCTTCATAGAAGGCGCCGATGCGGTCTTACCGAGGTTGCTCATATCGAGCTCTTCGTCAACATCATCCATCGCAGAACGGCTACCATCTGCTGCGTCACCGGTGAGGTTTAGAACGCGATACAGCTTGGCCTTCAATTCTGCGTAAGGCTTGAAGTGCTTAGGGTCGATAATCTCGTTAAGAGAGTGCTGCTGCTTCCAAGTTTCTTCAAGCTTGTCGTCATCCTCAAAGAGAGGAGACGGAGCGTCGAACTCGGACTTGTCGTAGTTTGGGTAACCTTCAAACTGGCGAATCTTCAAACGGAAGTTTGCGCCTTCCCACAGGTCAAATGGGTTCACTGGCTTTTCGTCTTCGAACTGAGGGTTCATCAGATCATTGAGCTTGTCAAAGATCTTCTTACCATACGAATAGAGGAAAACCTTACCATCGTTGTCTGGATTTCCAGAGTCTTTAACGACGTAGATGTTGGACACATACTTGAGGCGGCGCTTTTGTTTACGAGCCTGTTCCTTGTC